AGTTGATTGAGAACTCGCGGGCTGTGAGAACCTTGCCAGCCGAGGCGACCGAGTTGTAATCCTCCAGCGTTCCCTTGTTGCAGATGTAGGACTCTCCAGTTGCGGGCAGATCGATGGTAGCCGACAGATAATACACGTCGCGGGCAGCGCGTTGAGCGGCAAAGATCGCCTCGAAAATCTGCACACTCGGCGAGTCGGCCTGAAAGGAGAATGTCTGCTTGACGGGATTGAAGACCAGGCCCGCAGTCTTGCGCCCGTCCACGCCGATTTGCGTTTCTGTGACTACCACGGCTGCCGTGTCCCATGCCTTATCAGCCGAATAGCCTTGCAGTTGCACGGGCGTTGTAAAAAGCCCCGCCACGGTGATGCTGACAACCGAATTCGCGGAGGTAATCGTGCTTGCCCCGCCTGTCACTTGATTATTAAAGTCACCCATAGTTCACCCCTTGCTTACAAAATGTCCACACTTGCCATGCTGAACTGCTGGACTGCGCCACCGTCCGTGTACCAGAGATTGATGATTGGAGTCTGCCGTGCGTTACGAGCAGCCGCGCCAGGATCGAGGATTTGCAGATAGTAGCCGTTTGATTGAATCGTTCCTGCCACGTTCGCGCCAGCCGCGTTGTTTACCGCCGCCGCCTGAGTTGAGGAAAGCGTTACGCCAATCTGGATAACGCCGTTGTTTAGAGCATTGTTGATTGGCCCGTCAAACGTCACGTTCCCATTCGCTGTCGGCTGGCCCACCAGCGCAGCCCGAATCAATCCGTAGCCGGTAGGGTCATAGGGAATGTCGTTTACGGCCGTGTAGAGATTGAGCAATGCAAGTTGCAGCTGCGCGCTAAGCCAAATCTGATCGATGTACTGATCTGCCCACGGGAAACTTCCCGGCATGTTGCCGTTCGAGAAGAACGTGAACCCCTGGTTGCGGGAAGCGAATGCGCCGTAACAGTTGTAGCCATTCGCCAGCAGATTCTGGTAGGTCTGGATATTGGCGCAAGTCGGGAGCACTGCCGCAGACGCCTGAGCGGACTTGCCGGCCAGCGTAATCCTGCCATTGGTCTGCGAGAAGTTGATAGAAGCGATCATGCCCTGTACGAAGGCCGCGACATTCATTACCAGCGGTCCCAACGTTCCGAGAGCCGGATCGCCGCCGATGCACATAACGCCATTGATGTTGTTGGCGACCGCCCAAACCCCGAAAGTGCCGGCCCCGCCGCTGACACTGGCATTGGAATCGCTGTCCCAGGCCAACCAAAGAACTTCATCGTCCTGCTCGCTGAACCAGGCGGCAAACAACTTCTTATCTGCCAGGTCCGGCTCAAACATGGACGACATGGTGGCCCAGTTCTGATTCAAGCCCCAAATCCGCGTCATGGCGACCGAGGGAGTGTCAACAGCAGCCCCTTGTGAAAGAACCGCTCCTGCTGGCGCTGTGGTCAGCAGATCATCGGCTATGGTTCCGCTTCCGAAAGTGATTGTCGAATTGATGCCAGTGGTATTGCTCGTGACAACGAACTGGCTCGTGACCGAACTCCAACTGACCGCAAAGTTGGGATCGGTAAAAGCTGCTTGGATCACTGTCGCCATTGCGCTCTGGCTCACAACGCCAGTCAAACTGATCGACGCGGATGTGATTGCTGTTCCATTCACAGTCAGCGTCAGTACGCCTGAAATAGCCTGCATTTCAGCAAGGCTGTAGTGAGCGAAGCTGCCCGTCGTCAGCGTAGCTGCGCGGGCTGCCGTGCCGTTGTATGAGGCAAACAGAATCGACGACGGAAGCTGCGTTCCGTTCACGTATCCAGCGAAATAGATCGACGCATAGGCAAACTCCGCCGAGGACGGCCCAAAGAAGGCCGACACTGCTTCTGCGCTGGCGAAGCTTTGAACTGTTCCGGCTGGCAGGAGGACATTCTCTGTTAGCACCAAGCCGTTCATCACCAGCCCGGAACCGCCGGGGCTGAGTACGCCAGGAATCACGTTTGCAATTTGCGAGGCCGGAATCGTCATCTCTTCTCCTTATGCGTCCACATCGTTGAGAATGTTCATGCTCAACACTTCCGCCGACTGTTGCGGCACGATCACAATAGGATTGTACTGCAAACTCATTGTCAGCGCCCATCGTCTTTCGTACTGTTCCTCCCCAGTAACCAAGGGAACTTCCTGCCCATCGTCGCAGTACAGCGGGGCGATACCCACCGGAAACTGGGCAACCGTATAGGGCGTCCGCCAAACCGTTTTGACCGCCGCGCACCAATCGCCAGCCGATTCTCCGTAGAAATCTGCCTGAATCGTGAGGCGCTTCGGGCCGATGATGTCCCGCTCTTGATTGTCGTGGTCGTACCATTGGCGCGGAACTTCGAGGTCCGTGCTTGTAATCTCAGTCAGTTCGACAAAGGAACCGCTGGGCATTGCGACTCGGTTTACCTGAGCGCGGATGATCTGCGTTGTGCCAACAAAAGGCTGAATGAACGCGCCCAGAGCATCGAATACTGAGTCGATGGCGATAGAGGGAACGTACTCAATCGGCGCGGACATCAGTTCACATCCTGTAGCTGAAGTGCGGCCCGCGTCCAAAGGGGCCACTGCTCAAGAACGGCAACCGTAAGCCAAGTCTGGCCACCGAATGTAACCAGGTCGCCGCCTTTCGAGTTGACGCGCACAATGGCATCGAGCGGACCGCGCAAGATGATCGACTGCGTAGCTCCTTGGATATTCAAGCCGTCGAGGTGGCGAAGATCGGCCTGCGTGAGCGCCTGTACCTGCGCAAAGCCTGTGACCGGCGCGGCGTAACTCGGAACCTGCTTTAGCCCCGCCCCGATAGTGTAGCCCGCAGACGCCTGGACAGTGACAGAGATATTGGGGTTCACGCAATCTGTGACGGCGTTCGATATGGAGCGCAAGTCCATCAACTCAACCTCACGTCAAACATCATTTGCGCGCCTCATACTCTCCGCTCGTGCTGTTGAGCACCATTACATCGCCTTGACTCACGCGGTATCCCGTGCTGTTGAGCATATCGCCCGTCCAGATCAGCGGCTTTTCCTGCGTTTCTGTGACTTTAGCAGTTTTTCCTGCCGCCACATCACGCTGGGCCTGAATCACATCCCGCGCCCTGATCTTTTCAGGATGGTTGCCGAACTTGGCGCGGAGCATCAACGTGACAGGAGACAACGCTTGGTAGTGTCCATTTATGATGCTATCTTTGAGCGCCCCGTCAATCTCTTCGCCCATGAAGGCCAGCGTCTTGTGCCCATCCATCTTGCTGCGCCGCAGTTCGCCGGCCATCATCTCAGGCCACTTGCCCGACTCATTGGCAACCATTGTGCGGAAGAAGGGCCGTGCGGGGGAGGGAAACCGGCCTTTATGGCCAAACTCGTTCCAGAAAGCAATCGGAGCCTGATCGCTATCGATGAATCCCACCTGCACTGATCCATGCGCCCGCTTTGCCAGATCGAGAATCTTGGCCGTCACCGCATCGGACATCTTCACACTTCGGGCAGCCATATCGGGAAATCCTCGTCAAAAACTCCATCACAGCACATCCGTACCGCCGAAACCGTGGGCAACTCAAGTTCACCCTCTTCAATCCGCTCCACATCATGCTCCAGTTCGGAAGCATCAATCGAGAGCATGACCGCTATACTGGGCGCGGTAGCCAATTTGTCCCCATGCGGGTGCCGGTGAAGCCCTCAACCCGCGTCGGTTGCGGAAAATACCTTGCGCCCCGGTAGCAGGTCGTTGCCTGCCAAAACGCTATTCCGTACTGGCTTTGCGCGAACCAGGGGCCGCTTCCAGGCGTTGCTGGGTTGTAATCGAACGTAGCCCCCACCGCGCCCTCATTCGCCGCACTGACGCGGCCCACGGGCCGGGGCTGGCCATCTGCCGTAAGCGCGCCGCCCAGAAAAGCGATGTGCGCCGTAAGCATGTTCAGAAGGGTTCCGCGCAGCCCCACATCCTGCACAGGGCTGCAATCGGTATTGTTCAGATAGAGTCCGGCCTCAGAGAACATTGAAGCGAACAGCGCGGGATTGGCGGTATAGGCGGCGGTGAACTCAGGGTAACGCCCCAGGAACACGCTCGGATTGAATACCGCTACGCCCATCAGCTTACCGCCTGCTCCAGCTTCACGCCATCGATCACGGCGCTCTTTTCCATCGGCTCGAATCCCGTCTTGGCGGTGTCCTTCGCCTTCGCGCCCGCTTCCTGGTCCGAACGCGCCTCAAACACGGCCCGCGTCTTCAATGGCGGAAAGCCGACATACGCC